AGAAGTCGCTGGTGGACGGCAGCGTGCTGCCGCTCTTGACCACGGCCGAGCCGGTGACGGTGGGGTTTCCGCTGTACAACGCATAGGCGCGCCGTGCGCTGGTGCCCGATGCGCCGGTGCCACCGGTGGGGCCTTGAGGCCCGGTGGGGCCCTGGGCGCCCGTGTCGCCCTTGCGCACCTTGTTGAGCGTGAACACTCGATCGAAGGTCTGCGTGCCGCCCAGCGGGTTGGTGTAGGTGGCCCGCAGCGTGACGGTGGCCAGCGCGGCCGCCGTGGTGACGCCGCCGATGACCTGGTAGAAGCCGGTGCTCGGGTTGATGGTGATGTTGCCGCCATCCTGGCTGCTGCCGGGGGTGCTGTAGCTGGTGCCGAAGCCGCTGTAGCCCACGATGGTGAACGCCAGGCCGCCGGCCACATCACCCGCGCCATTGGTGACCTTGAAGGTGCCGCTGGCGCCGCTGTACGACTCGACCACGCCGCTCACGCTGGTGGGTAGGCCGTGCACCTCGTTGGTGAGGTATGCCGACATGCCGTCGCGGCTCTTGAAGATGGTGATGTCGTCGGTGTAGGTGTAGGCGCCCTCGACGTAGGTGCACCGGAAGGCGACCGCATCGGTGCCCATGGCGCTGGGCCCGAAGCCTGGGAACGCACCGGTGGTGGGGTTGAGCACCGTGAGGCTGCCGGTGAACGTGCCGTTGACGATGCTCCAGGTGGTGGTGCCGCCACCGGCCAGGCCGTTGAGCAACTCGCGGCTCAGGATGATGCTGCTGGGGCTGTAAGTGGTGCCCTGGCTGGCCGCGACGAACGCATGGCCGCCGTTGCTGTGCACGGCGATCGAGCGTGAATCGTCGCCGCTGATGCGCACGGGGGTGGACCACACGCCGATCAGCGCGCCGGCCGCCGTCTTGCTGGCAGTGCTGGCCCATAGCGGCTGGCCGTTGGCCGCGGGCGGCGCATCGCTCCACCCGGCCGGGCTGGCGCCGGTGGGCGTGGCGGGCTGGGTGGATGAGCGGATGAAGATGAAGTCGGTGTAGTCGCCGGCCGAGCCGTCCTCGCCCACGATCTTCACTGCGGCCGACCAGGCGCCGGCGCCGCGCTTGTACCGCGCATAGATGTCGCCCGCCGTGTAGGTGCTGTGCCAGCCGGTGGTGCCGTTGACGCTGTATTCCACGTCGACGCTCACGCCGTCGTACACCTTGACGACAGTGCGCGTGTCGGTCTGGCCGCCCCAGGCCACCTGCACCTCGGCGCTGTCGCCGCCCATGCTGCTGACGGCCATGGTGCGCGTGGCACCGGTGCCGGTGAGCGTGCCGCCAGTGATGGTGAAGACCGGCGAGCCGCTGAAGGCGCTGAAGGCGGTGAAGGTGACGGTGCTGGGGGTGAAGCCGCCCGCCTCGTCCACCGCGATGACCTCGGCGCTGCACGACAGCCGCAGGCTGGTGCTGATGCCGCCCGATGCGGTGAAGGTGAACTCGATGGGCGCCGCGGTGGCGCTCTCGTTGCCCGAGCTGTCGCGGTGCTTGGCCCAGACGGTGTAGGTGCCATCGGGCACATCCAGGAAGGCGTGCACGTTGGTCTTGCCGGCGAAGATGACCACGCCAGCGGCCCAGCTGGCGCCGAGACGCAGCTCGGTCTCGGCATAGTCAGGCTCGAGGCACGCATCCCACTGGATGGCCACACCGCCCTGCACCACCGCGGCGGCCAGGCCGGTGACATCGGCCGGCGGCTCGGTCTTGCCGACGATGACGGCGCCGGCGGTGGCCCATGGCCCGCTGCGGCCAGCCGCGTTGACCGCACGCACGCGGATGAGCACCGCGCGCTGGTCGGGCATGGGGCTCAGGTAGGTGCTGGTGGCATCGCCCGGCAGTGAAGGGGTGGATTGCCACTCGGCATCGTCGTCGCGCTTCCACTGCACCTCGATGCGGCCGCCCTGCAGCACGAAGACATCGGCGCAGGCCGTCCACTGCACGAAGGCACGGGCGACTACGGTGCCGTCGCTCAGGCGCTGCAGGTGGGCGGTGCCGCTGGCGATGGTGAGGCCGGCCAGCGCTGGCGGCGGGGTGAAGGGCGAGGGCAGCGCGGTGTCGGGCGCCAGATCCACCGTGGTGGCCTCGCCATAGTTCCAGGCCCACACGCCGGCGGCGGTTTCGCGCATGGTGTAGGCCAGCGTGCCGTCGACCGACCAGGTGCGCTCGAGCACTTCGAACACCTTGGCGGCGAAGCCGTAGCGATCGAGCGTGAGGGCGGTGGTGTCGGTGGGCGCCAAATCGTAGGTGCGGGTGTTGCCCACCAGCTGCACCGTCACCGACTGGCGGGCGCGCTCGAGCTCGATCTTGGCCAGGCGCTGCGCGCGCCAGTGGTCCATGGCGCCGGGCAGTTGAATGCTGCGCACCAGGCGGCGGCCGCCATCTTGCGCCTCGTACAGCGCGTTGGTGACCAGCGGCGCCTGCACCTCGGCCCAGCCCTGCGTGGGGTCGCGGTAGGTGGCCCGCACCGCGTTGAACAGCTCGCTGCGGCTGGCCTTGGGCTGGATGCTCACGCCACGGCCAGCCAGATGGTCGGCCGTGATGGTGAGCGCGGGCGCGCGGTAGGCACCCGGGCGCACCAGCCAGCGCCCCTGCGTCCAGACGCAGGTGCCGGCCATGCCCGACAGCAGATCGGACAGCACATCGCGCGGGCTCTGGTCGGTGGTGAAGCTGCCGGCGTAGTTGTAGCGGGCCTGAGTGGTGGTGCCGCCGGCGGCCAGGTCGATGGTCTCGTCGCAGATGTTGGCCGCGGCGATGACCTCGGCATCGGGCACCTCATCGGCCGAGGCGCCCAGGCCATAGCGGCTGTCGCGCAGCCAGTCGGCCACGCACAGGGCGGCGTTGTCGCTCCACGCGGTGAGGCCGGTGCGCGGATCGCGCACGCGCTTGCCGCGCACCACCGCGCTGATGTTGGGTACGCCGACCTGCGCGAAGATCTCCTGGTCGTACTCCAGCCGCACGTACAGGTAGCAGATGCCGGCGCCGACGTGGGCGCTCGTCCACTTGCCATCGCTCTCGGCCACCAGATCGGCATCGGCCACCTGGCCGGTGCCGCCCAGGTGCGCCTTGATGCGCACGGGCTGGATGGACTCGGTGGTCTCGTAGTTGATCACCACCCACTCGCCCACCGGTAGGCCGGTGACGACGGCGGTGCCGGCCGTGTGAGCCCAGCCGGTGATGGGCTCGCTGGGGCTGCTGGATTCGCCGCTGCCCGTGCCCATCGAGGTGACGACGGTGACCACATCGGCCACCTGCGGCAGCGTGACCGAACCCCCCGCGGGCACCAGCACGGTGTGGCCGACCGGGGTGATGGTGTTGGTGCGCGCGAAGTCGCCGCTGGTGATGTAGCCGCCCGCGTTGGGCGTGGGCAGCTTGGTGTCGTTGAACCACACCTCCTCGATGGCATCGCACTCGTGCGCGGCCAGGGCGATGACCAGGTGCAGGTATTGGCCCTTGTCGCCGGTGCTCTCGGCATAGACGATGGGGCCCGAGACCTTGTCGCGGCCGTAGATGATGCGGCGCGGCGCCACGGCGCTGCGGATCATCACCTCGCGGTCTTTGAGGCTGGCCAGGTAGGCCGCGCGGGCCTTGGCCGCCATGCGCCGCCGCTGGTAACCGCCGACGGCCATGGCGCTGGCCGCGATGGCCGCGCTGCCGATCATGGTGGCCTGGGTGGCCGTGAAGACCATCTCGCCCGAGAAGGCGATGGCCTCGATGGCCTCGGCGATGGCCAGACCAATCGGCTCAGCCATGGGCCACTCCCCACGCCAGCTCGGCCTGGGCCAGCGGCCCATGCGTCATGCCCTGCGGGCTGGGCGCCCACCACCGGGCGCCATCGGCCACGGCCAGCCAGCGGCGCCGGCCGCCAGCCGGTGCAGACGCCTGCACCAGCAGCACGTCGCCGCGCCACGCCGCCGCGGGCGCCGGCAGGCGGGGCAGCACGCCATCGACGGCCGGCACCAGGCCGCCGAAGCGGCGCAGCACCTGCGCGGCCTCGGTGCGGGTGTGCCAATCGGCGGGCAGCAGATCGACCCCGGTGATGGCGTGCACCAGCCCGGCGGCGAAGCGCACGCAATCGTGCTGGCCCCAGACGAACGGGGTGCCCGCATGCCGCGCCAGGTACGCGGCCATGCGCTCGGGCCAATCGGGCAGGCGGTGCAGGATCATTGCTTTTCGAAGTAGGTCTTGGCGGGCCACACCAGCGTGGCCTCGGCCATCTGCGCGGCGAACTCGAAGAACTTGTCGCCGGCGTGGTCGGCCTGCTGCTCGGCATCGCTGAACAGCGCGCCGCTGGGCGTCTGCCAGGCGAGCATGGCGTGCTCGGCGGTGACGCGGATGACCGGGTGCGGCGTGCTGTCGTCGATGGTCATCACGTCGAAGCGGCCGCTCCACATGCCGGGGTCTACCCGCAGCACACCGCCATCGACGATGCCCAGGCGCAGCACCACCGGGCGGCCCTGCACCTGCTCGGTGAGGGCCAGCGCGATGGCGCTGGCGGGCACGGCCGACAGCGTGAACGTGAGGCCGCGCGCCTCGGTGGCGGTTTCGGTGGTGGGCTCGATGCTGCCGATGCCCTGCGCGGCGATGTAGGTGTGGCCGTTCCACTCCACATCGTGCGGGGCGCTGGTGATGTACTGGGTGCCGCTGTCCCAGCCCAGCTCGAGCAACAGCAGTAGGGTGACGTGCGAGCCGCCCAGCGCGGTGGCGACGGCCGACTCCAGGCCGCGGCTCACGCGAACACCTCTTCAAACTGCACCGTGAATTCAGGCTCCACCCGGCCGGGCTGGCGGGGCATGATGAGGTCAGACTCGGTGCGCACGTACAGCGCGGTGGGCTTGTCCAGCACCACCGGCGAGCCCGATGCCACGGCAAGGCGCAGCATGTGCCGCACGTCCACCGACATCACGCCGGCCCCATTGGCGGTGGCGTTGGCCACCACGCGCACCAACTGGCCGCTGGCCAGGCCGATCCAATCGCCGGCCAGCAGGGTGGCCCCGGCGCCGCAGTTGGCCAGCTGCAGGGTGGTGGCGAAGGCAGACGCAGCGGCGGCCAGGGTGACGCCGCTGAGGGCGCAGGTGCCGCGCGGCCGTGGGCGCTTGAGATCCCACAGCGCGATGCGGTGCTCCATGCCGGACAAGCGCAGCAGGAAAGCCTCCACCTCCTGGCGCAGCTCGCTGCTCTGGGCGCCGAATTCGAGCGTCCAGCCCCACTTGGCGCCGGGCATGCTCACCGTCTGGGTGTAGCCCGACAGCGGGCTGGAGTTGCTGCGCTGCAGCGGATCGACGATGTGCCACTGCGCGTTGCGCGGCAACGCTGCCCGGGTGGTGGGCCAGGTGTAGATGGTCATGCAATTTCGCGCCCGCGGCGCTGTGCGTCGTAGATGGCGGCCACGGCGGCGCGCTTGGCCTGCTCCATGGCGGCGGCCACCTCGTTGCGGTTGACGCCCGCGCCGATGGTGACGTTCTGGATGACCGTGACGCCACCACCGCCCATGCCCTGTGCGGTGACGCCGAGCTTGCCGCCGGGGCCGCGCTTGAGCGGCAGCACGGCCTCGGGGCCCGCTTCGCCCATCAACCCGGTGCCGCCGGCGAACTTGAACAGCGTGGGGCTGTCGACGATGCCGCCGCTGGCGAATGCGATGGGACGACCACCAGCGAAGGCGCCGCCATCGGCGAAGCCGAAAAGCTTGGCCAGGAAGCTGCCACCGCCGCTGCCCAGGCTGGAAAACAGACTGTTGAGCAGCGGTTTGACCACCTGCAGGCGCAGGAACTCGCTGATCATGTAATCGATGGTGCGGCTCAGATCGAACCGGCCCTTGGCCAGACTGGCGGTGAGATCGTCTTCCAGCAGGCCCAGCGTCTGCCCCACCACCTCGCGCGTGGCGGTGCCGCTCTCCTGGATCTTGGCCAGGTAGGCATCGAGCGCATCGGTGGCGCCCTTGACGGGGTCGCTGGCGACCTCGGCGGTGCGGCCGGCCAGGCGGCCTCGCAGGCCGAGCTGCCGCTCGAGCAGCGCGATCTTGCGCTCTTGCGCGGAGATCTCGGCCTCGCTGGCGCCCGCGTTCTGCAGGGTGAGCAGCACCTCGGTCTCTTGGGCCTTGATGTTCTCCAGGCGCTTGACGCGCAGCGCCTCGAGCGCCTTGCCGGCGAGCCCCACCTCTTCGACCTGGTCGGCCAGCGCCTGGTTGGTGGCGATCAGTGATTCGATGTCTTTGCTGCGGGCCGCGACGGCACGATCTTCGAGGTCGGCGGTGGCCTTGCGGGTCTTGGCCAGGTCTTGGTCGAGCTCGAACTGCTTGAGCTTGGCGATGTAGGCCGCGACGGCCGCCTCGCCCTCGAGCTGCTGGGCCAGCGTGAAGCCCTTGGACGCATCGGTCAGGTCGGTGAGCAGATCGATGCGGCGGCGGTCGGACTCGGACAGCTTGCCGTTGTTGTCGAGCTGCGCCTGGGCCAGGGCATCCTGCTTCTGCAGGTTGGCCAGGAACGACTGGAAGGCCTTGTCGCGGGCTTCGCCGTCTTTGTCGGGTGGGTTGAAGGTGAGCGAGGGCTTCTCGCCCGCCGCTTGCGCCGCTGCTGACTTGAAGCGGGCCAGCTCGCGCTGGCTGGACGGGTCGAGCGACTGACGCATGCGCTCGAAGCTCTTTCGGATGGCGTCACTCGCCGCGGTGCCGTTGTCGTTCCACAGCCGCACGTACCGCTCGTTGGCCTGAGTCAGCACGTCGTTGCGCGCCGCCAGAAGGCCCTTCAATCGCTCGATGGTCTCGGGCAACTGCTGGTTCGGGCCCATGCGGCCGATGGTTCCGACGGCGTCTTCGATGAACTTCACATCGGTCATGACCACGCCGATAGAGCCGCCGAAGGCTTGCAACCCCTTCACCACCCCAGCAATGGCCTCGCCGACTATCGTGACGGCAATGGCCCCCGACTCGGCCCAGTCCAACAACGACTGGCTCAGCTTCAGGTCGCTGGACGCTGTATTGAGCCCGAGGGTTGCCCTCGCGGCCTCTTTGAACCCATCGGTCAGCGCCGTGAGCGCCGGCAGCATCTGCACCGCGATCACCTGCGCCGTCTGCGTGAGCTCGCTGCGGCTCTTGGCCTGCGCATCGCCCCAGCGGTCGGCGGCCTCGATCATCTCGGCGGTGAGCTTGGTGCTGGCGCCCACGCCGTTGGTGTACTCGTTGAAGAACTTGAGCACCTGCGCGCCGCTCTTGCCGAACAGGGCCAGCGCCACCGCGGTGCGGCCGCTGCCCTCGGCGAACTGGTCGAATGCGCCGGCCAGGCGCTTGATCTGCTCGTCGGGCGCCAGGGCCTTGAACTCGGCCAGCGGAATGCCCAGGGCCTTGAGCGCCGCGCCGGCGCCCTTGCTCTCGTCGCCCACCTTGGTGAGCTGCCCGGTGAGCTTGACCATCAGCCCGGCCAGATCCTGCACGGTGACGCCCGAGACATCGGCCGCGGTCTGGAACTGGGCCAGGGCGGCGGCGCTGGCGCCGGTTTCTTCGGCCAGGTCTTGGAACGCGGCCACGCCGTCGATGAGCTGCGGGAAGAGCTGCAGCAGCGTTCGCACCGCTTCTTCCGCGGCCGAGGCCAGCACGCTGCCGGCGAAGACATCGCCGATGCTGGCGAACGACGAGCGCGCACCTGCGGCCAGCTTGTCGAGCGAGCGGCTGGCGCGGCCCATGTCGGCTTCGAACTTGGCGAGGCGGGCCTCCAGATCAATCGATAGGACGGCGAGTGCCATGGGTGGTGGGCCTGGTGGTGGGGTGAAGGGTTGAGCCGGCGCCGATCACTCGGCGCCGGGTTCGTCGGGCCTGGGCGGGCGGTGAGCCTTGATGACGCCGAGGGCGTGAATGAGCGGGTCGATGCGCTGGATGCCGAGGTAGGCGGCCACCACCTCGAGGCCGGCCCAGTCGATGCCGCCCATGCCGTTGGCCAGCAGGTTGTAGGCCTGCAGGGCCAGGGCGTTGTCGGGCGTGAGCGGGCCGGCGCCGGGGGTGTCGTCGTCGGCGTCGAGGCCTAGTGCGTCGTCGTCGTCGGTGCAGGCGTCTGCACCGTGGCCACCTCGGCCGCTGGCCCAGGCGTCGAGGTGGCGGGTGAGTTTCCCGCGGCGGCCTCTTGGGCCTGCAGGTGCTCGGTGATGGTGCTGAGCAGGCCCTCGGCTGCCGCCCTGAGCCAGGGCAGCCGATCGGCCACGGCCTCGCCCCACACGTCGGCATTGAAGGGCATCTCGTCCCCCGAGCCGACCGTGGGGCCGAGCAGATCGGCCTCGGTGATGCCCGACCAATCGACGGCGTAACGCTGCACATGGCGCAGCTCGACCACCATGGTGCGGCCCGAGCCCTCGCGCGCCACGATGAAGTCGGCGAACTCGGCCTCGGCCGGGCGGCGGATCTTGATTCGCTTGCCCGGCTCGAGCTCGACCCACCGCTCGCGGCCCGACCGCAGCGCGGCCACGAGCGGGTGCAGCACCGGAGTGCCGTTGGGCTTGCCGCTCATCAGGCGGCGCCTTCGCAGATCACGCCGTTGACGGTGACGCTGAAGCTGCCGCTGGCGATGGCGCCCTTTTGCACGCTTTCGCCCGGCAGCGAGGGCTGGCCGCGGAAGTGGCGCACGTTGCCATCCTTGAGCGTGATGCGGAACACCAGGTAGCCGTTGGCGCGGGCCACCTTGCGCAGCTTCGTCATGGCCGTGTCGCTGATGGTGGCAGGGATGAGGTTGAAGGTGACGCTCTGCGCAGCGCCCTGGCCCTGCACCTCTTGCTTGACGTCGTCCAGCAGCACGGTGTTGTCCAGCTTCTCGCTGCTGCCACCGCCGGTGTCGTAGCCGGTGGTGCGGCCCAGCGTGCCCCAGGTGAGCACGGGCACGAACTGGCCGGCGGTGAACGCGCCGTAGCTGCTGGTGTCGATGTCTTCCAAACTGAAGTTGTTGGTGGCCGCGCCGGTGAGGCGCACCGACTGGCCTTCGAGCTGCACCATGCCCGAGACGTTTTGGAAGTAGCCCACGCTCTTGTTGGCCAGGCCGTGGGCAGCGCAGGTGGCCACGCCGGGGTCGGCCAGGGTGACGGCGGTGACCGTCTTGGCCGTGTCTTCGGTCATGCCGATTTCGACGCGAATGCCGCGCCCAACGATGGAGGTCATCTCATGGTCCTTTCAGGCAAGAAAAAACCGGCGCGGCGGCCGGTGGGTTGGGGTGACAGAAATGATTGGCAGGGGCTGGCGATCAGCTCCAGATCTCAACGTTCCAGATACCAGCCCGGGCCCACACATCGGGGTCGAGCCCATCGGGGTCGGCCGCATCGGGGGCCAGGTCGGCAGCGACGAGCGCGTCTTCGACCAGGCGGTGCACCAGGTCGGATTGCTCGCGGGTCTCGCCCCACGACTCGACCTGGTACACCTCGCGCCGTGCGTGCAGGCTGCCATCGAGCCCGCGAATGGGCTCATTGACGGTCTGGCGCAACACGACGAAAGGGTAGTCGTCTTTCTGGCCGGCCATGTCGAACCGCGCACGCTGGCCGATCTGGGCCACCAGCGGCGCGTGTGCGATCAGAGCGGCACGCAGGTCTTCGCGCGATGTGCTCACAGCGGGTCTTTCGGGAACTGGTTGAGGCGCTGCACCTGCGGACTGAGCACGGCCTTGAACTTCTCGAGCGCCGCACTGAGCGTGGCCGCAGCAGGCTTCAAGAACGGGAAGGCGCGAGCGCCTTTGCGGCCGAACTCGAGCCAGCGCCAGTAGTACGGATCGTTAGGGCTTTGCGCTCCCCGCTGGCTGGCACGCACCAGGGTGCGCTGCTTGTGCTTGCCGAGCAGCCAGTGCTTGGCGGTGGCGGTCTTGTACTTGGCGCCCTTGGCGGGCCGCACGTTGACGAAGACGCCGACCAGGCCTTCGCGCCGGGCCTGCTTGCTGGTGCGCACCACGATCGAATCGCGCACGGTGCCGGGCTTGCGAATGCCCTTGAGCACCGCGGGCTCGGCAGCGTTGATCACCGGGGCCTGCTGCCTGGCGGCATCGAGCACGATGCGCGCACCGCTGGCCAGCGCGTTGCGGATGGCGCGGCGTTTGAGCTTGGCGGGCAGCTCGCGCAGGATGGCCTTGGCTTCTTCGAGGCCGGTGATGCGCACCTGGATGTCATCGGCCATCGCGGATCCCTTGCGTGCACATGAGCTCGAGCCACTGGTGCGCGCCATCGACATCGATGACGGCGTTGATGCCGTACAGGCCCTCTGACCAGCGCACGCGCATGGCCGTGTCGATGACCAGGGCGCGGACGAAGCGCACGGTGAAACGCACGTCTTGCGGCGATTGCATCTGCCCCGCGGCGAAGTATTCGCGGCCGCGCAGGGGCTCGACGCACGCGTAAAGCCGGGCGTGCTGCACCCAATTGGACTCGCGCTCGCCGAGCGTGTTGTCGGCGGCTTCGTCACGCTCGATGACGATGACCGATCGCAGATCGGCAGCGGTGATGCGGCGCGGCATGGTGGCTCAGTGGTAGACCCGGGCGGCATCGAGCAGGCGCGCGGTGTAGGGCGTGGGCGTGGCGTTGCCATCGGTGACAGCGCTGGGCTTGTCGTGCCAGTGCGCGACCAGAGCGGCGATGTACAGCTTGACATCGGCCGGCGTCGCCGCCCGCGGATCGGCCGGGCCGGCGGTGATGTCGATGCGCACGCGCGCACCGCCGGCCACCTGCCCCAGCGTGGGCCAGCTCGCGCCGATGACCGGGGCGATGCAGGTGCCGGCATCCTCGGCCCAGTAGGCGTAGGCGTTGGCGTCCAGCGCCTGCCAGGCGGTGCCATCCCAGTAGCTGATGGCCACGTCCACCGGCTCGTGCACGTGCAGCACATCGGTGGCCGCAGGCCACTCTTTGAGGGTGACGCGCCGGGTCTTGCGCACGAAGTCGCGCCCGGTCTCCTGCTCGGCCATCAAGCGCGCGGCGGTGACGGATCGGGCGACCAGGTCGTCGAACTCGGTGATGACATCGTCGATGCGCGCGGCGCGCTTGGCCTCGGCCAGCGTGAGCGGCTCGCCCAGGTCAGAGCCCTGGGGCTGGGTGACGGCGGCGGAGAAGGTGTCGTCGCCGGATTCGGCGAGCGTGACGGCGACGGCAATGGCATGGGGGACGGCCAGCAGCGAGGCTGCGAAGGTGTCGTCGCCGGATTCGGCGAGCGTGACGGCGACCGCGATGGGCACGCCGCCGTCTTCGCCCAGCT